GAATGCGGAAACGTATAGTGTATGAGTGTCTTAGTACACCTGGGGGAGCTTATGGCAAATTTGCCACAAGCCCCTGAAGTGTTGTGGAGACCGCAGCCGAGGCAAGCGGTAGCGTTGAGTTGTCCAGCGGATGAGCGGTTTTTTGGAGGAGCGAAGGGAGGAGGTAAGACAGATGCGGCGATAGGAGATTGGCTGAAGCAGTTAGACTTGGCCCATAATATAGGGGAGAAGGCAGAGGGGATTATATTTCGGCGGAGTTTCAGTGAGCTTGAGGAAGTGATCAAGCGGAGCAAGGAGATATACCCGAGGCTTGGAGCGAAGTGGCATGACTCGAAGAAGACCTGGACGTTTCCTGGGTGGGGTACGTTATTGATGAGGTTTATCGAGAGGGATGCAGATTCGATGAAGTACCAGGGTCATAGTTATAGTTGGGTGTGTATAGATGAGCTTGGGAATTACCCGACGCCGTATGCGTATTACAACATGCTGTCGTGTTTACGGAGTGCGAAGGGAGTACCGGGGAGGATGTTTTGCACGGGGAATCCTGGCGGCCCTGGACAGAGTTGGATAAAGAGGCGGTTCATATCAGGGAAGAAGCCTGATTATATTTACACCTACAAGCAGAAGGTGATATTGGCAGGAGAGGAGGTAGAGGTAGAGAGTTCCCGATGTTTCATTCCGAGCAAGGTGACGGATAATAAATATTGGAAGGAGAAAGATCCAAAATATTTTGCGCGCCTGGCGGCGCTACCGAGGCACATCCGGAGAGCGTACCTGGATGGAGATTGGGATGTAGCGATAGGTCAGGCGTTTCCGGATATATCGGACTTGCACAAGGTGGAGCCGTTTCAGGTCCCGTATGATTGGAAGAGGTTTGCGACATTAGACTGGGGATTCACCAAGCCCTACTCTCTTGGCATCTGGGCGTATTCGCCAATGGGCCGGTTGTACAGGATAGCGGAGGATTACGGCTGTGTCCCTGGGATGGAGGATGAAGGGGTACAGGTAGATGCGAAGTCGGCGGGTCGCAAGTTTGTAGGGATCTTGAATTCGATGGGGATAGATCGGACGTATGCGGACCCGGCGTGTTGGTCAAGGCATGGACACGGAGCGACAATTGCGGAATTATTAGAGAGTGTAGGGATGAACTTGATTCCTGCAGACAGGGACAGGGTTGCGTCGAAGCAGACGTTTCATACGATGCTTCAGGCACGGCTGGATGATGGCCTTCCTGCTTTCGGAGTTTTCACGAGCTGCGTGGAGTGGTGGAGAACAGTTCCGAACCTGGTGAGTGACAAGAGCAATATCGAGGATGTTGATACTCATGGAGAGGATCACATCTATGACGACACTCGATTTGCGATTATGGCACCGGAGGTAGTCAGGGGGACGCATGGGAAGTCCATGCGGCGGAACTACAATCAGGTGGATGTAGATTATGCTCGATAAGAAATCCTATTCAGAGATCATGCTTTTGAAGGAACTCAAGCAGCCGGTGAAGAAGGTGCATGAGGAAGTGGCGGAATTGATTGCGCCGCATCTGATGGACATGGAAGGGACCCAGTCGGATAAGTTTTTGTTTTCGCCGGGGCATTATTCTGGAGTGGGGAAGATGAACCTGGAGGTTTACGCCAGGGGGATGTTCTCCCACATGGTAGGCGGGGATGTTGATTTCGTAGAGGCGGGAGTATTTAACAACGACGAGATCATGAGGGACAAAGCCTCTCAGATATACTTCGAGCGGATCCGCCTGGAACTGATTGAGGAAATGTACACGAACAAATGGTTTGATGCAGTGAAGCCGGCATTGGAATATTGCGGTGCATTAGGCACGGATGTTGTGACGATCATGGGTGATTACTTCAACAACCAGACCAAGGTGATTCATTGGCATCCCGGCGATGTGTTTATCGGAGAGGATGGCGAGGGGGATATAGATCGGCTGGCGTTGCGGACGAAGACCACGCCGACGGACATTGTCGATAAGGGTGGAGATATTCCGGAAAGCATTATCGTGGCGGCCCGGCATCCGAAACAGGCGAGGAAGAAGATCGAGTTATGGAATTACTGGCGGCGGCTGGACTTTGATGATGCGGTGCTGACAGGGATGCCCTGGCGGTATCAGCTACTTGATAACGGCGGGCATGTGTATTCCGAGTCGCTGATGCACTCACTACCCGGCCCGGTGTGGCGGATGGAGAAGATGACCCGCACGGCATACGGCATGAGCATGGGCGTGAAGCTCTACCGGGATCTTCTCCAATCGAACAAGATCCAGAAACTTCTGATGCAGGAGGCTGAACTTCGAGTGAGGCCGCCGATATGGGTTCCGAACTCAGCGAATCAGGATGTGTACATAACCCCTGGCAGCATCAACTACACAGCCACGACCGACGGATCGCAGGTCCCCCGCCGGATGATTGACCCGGCAGATATGCTACCGGCAGCCCAGCTCAAACAGGAGATCGATTCACTTTCCCGTATTCACTTCTATACTGATTTCTTTATGCAGCTCACCGGATCAACCAACCGGAAGACCACTGTTGAGGTCCAGGGGTTGATGATGGAGAGCGGAGCCCAGGTCACATCCCTGGTAGATTCCTTCGAGCGGAACTTCATGATGCCCTCAGTCAGGCGGCACTTTATACTAATGAGTGAACAGGGTCGTATTTCGGAGCCATCGAACAAGGTGAAGAAGTACATCAAAGACAACCCGCAAGCCCAGTTGGGGATTAGATTTATCGGCCCATTAGCGAAGGCCCGTAGATGGATGTTCTCCCTTGGTAAAGATATGGAAATGATTAACCAGATTGTAGTACCCTTGGCACAGGTAGATCCTGGAGTTCTGGACTACATTGATATGGCTGCGCTTCTCTCCCGGGGACGGCAGTTTATGTCTGGAGGACGGAACGTTATTCTGGAGCAGGAGGACGTTGACAGCATCCGGGACCAGCGAGCACAGAGGGAAGCTGAGGCCCAGGCCCAGGCGTATCAGATGGAAATGATGAAGATGACCAAGGCTCCCGAGCCGGGGTCACCGGCGGAGGCGGTAGCCAATGGATGATTTCAAGAAGAATCTATTGCAGGCGGTGAATGCTCGGAAGACTCTTTTAAGGAATGATCTTGGAACGAACGATACAGAGGAGGCGGACTTCGCACTGCGGGCCGCCTACAGGAATGTTTTCATCAACGACAAAGATGGGAATATTGTCCTGGGTGATTTGATGAAGATGTTGAAGTTCACCGAGAAGGGCTCCGACAACTATCATCTGGCAATGAGAAACGTCGCCTTGGAAATCTTGACGAGGTGTGGGATCGAGGGCGATGATATAATAGGAGCCATTATAGGAGGCACACATGGATGACAATCATCCTATCGGAAGGTTAATCCCGAAGGAAAAGCGGAGTGACGAACTCGAAGCTGCACTCAATGGGCTTGGAGCAACGGATATGAGCACGTTAGCCGACGCACTCATCACCGGTTACAAAGCGAAGACTGAGAGTGAGACCTTGGCGAGTCAGGTAGCGGAACTCAACGAGACCATGGATGACATGGTTTTTATTCCGGATGAGAACACATCGGAAGAAGAAACCAAGTTGTTTTATGAGAAAGCTGGAGTCCCGGGAAGCATTGTCGATTATGGAATACCGGAGCTTGAGAACAACGAGGATGGCAAAAGCATTCTCAATGCGATGCTGGAGGCGAAGATTCCGAAAGGATCGGCAGCCGTGTTTGCATCGAAGCTAACCGAAGTTTCGGCAGCAGAGAAGAGGGCGAACGAAGAGCGTTTGGCTTCTTTGAAATCATCCCTTGGAGAGAAGGGTCTGGACCTGGCGAAGAAAGGTGCGGAGCTTTTATATCCCGGTGATGACAAGGCGAGTATCCGAGAAAGATACTTGAGTGACCCGGACGCAGTTCCCGGTTTAGCAATTGCGGGCCGTGTTGGAATAGAGAAGCCGAATGTTTTCTCTGGTCCGACACCTGGAGGCGGAGGCAGCCTCTATCCTTCAATGGATAAACGGGGGCTCAAATAAGGAATAACAAATGGACGAAGCATTAAGTTTGCTCGACATGAGTGCGTTGATTGGACCGAACAATCAGCTGCTCGGAAATGTGATGGAGAAGCTGGCGACATCCGGCGACTTCACCGAGGATGGAATCTGGGTTCCATCAAACAACTTCGGGAAGCATGTGAGTGCTGAACGGAAAAGTCTGCCGACCGGTGAAGACCGGATGGCAAACCGTGGTGTTGGTGCTGCCAAGGGCGTCATCGGCCAGAACGAAGACTACATTGGATTCTTCGAGAGTCCTTCTGTAGTAGATGACTTTGTTCTTCGCCGGACCCCTCCCGGACAGAAACAGCAGGCACGGGCCCAGTATGATATTGCTCATGCTCTGGGGCTTGGAGTGACACAGAGGCAGTATTCGTTTTACGGCGATCAGCTTGTGAATCCGAATCAGCCAATGGGTCTTTCGACCCGCCGTGGTTCTCTTGGGGAGTATTGTCTGGATGCCGGAATGAGCGGCACAAAGAATACCTCTCTGTACATGGTGGCCTGGGACATGCACCAGGGTGTTCATAACATCTACCCCGACGGGGAAGACATGGGCATCAACATGCAGGACATGGATATCAATGTAGTGATTGACCCCGTGTTCACTGACAAAGTCAGATGGCTGCCGTACTGGATCACCTGGTTCTACCTGGACTTCGGCATCGTTGTTCTTGACGACAGAGCCTTGATTCGGATTGCCAACATTGACCCTGAGACCACCACCAAGGCGGACTATGAGGGCGTCTATGCTCTGATGAATCAGGCGTTCCGGAAATTCCGTGTTCCGAAAGAACAGATCAGGATCTATGGCAATACTGATGGTCTGGCGTTCCTGGACAATATGTCCATCTACATCCAGAACATGAACATCAACCCCGTTGAGATTCAGTCTCGGACTTACTACAGTGCGTGGAACTCTGTTCCTCTCCGCCTGTGTGAAGAGATCAAATCCAACGAAGCGACCGTGAGCTAAGGGAGGCTTGTATGAACTTAGTAACAGGTGATGCTCTTTTAACTTCAATCTGGCCGACTGATGACATCAAAGGAAACGG